GCGCTTGCGCTGAAACTGAGATCGACCCTCCTCAGGATTTAGAATGGGTCCGTTGCACGCTAACTACGATCGCAACCTACATAGCTTTACCGCGAAATACCGTGTCAGCCCCGAGGCGCTTGTGCACCTGGATTATTATGCCAGGAGCCTGCAATTCGAGGCATACTTCCAGGCCAAGGGGAAGGCGTCTGACGACTCCAGCTTCCATCCGGTCTGCCACGGCGTGCGCGAGATCGCCGAAAGACGCCTCACCAACGGCATCGTGGCCGGGCTGTTCGACGTTAGCGTCGAGCTGTTCGCCGGCAAGCGAATTAAGTCCGCGAAGTGGGGCACTTACCCGCAGGTAGTACCTGCGGACGCGGCGCGCCTCGCGTCTGCGTCATACCTCCCAGAGGCCCGCTGTTTGTGCGCCTTTCCCGACGTGTGCGGGAAGTGCGTGCCGAAGGCGGGCTCCGAGGTGTTGATCGTGGACGTGTACGCGCTCGAGGCCGCAGTCGTCGAGAAATATCTTCGGGAGTACAAGGTCACGCTGCTTTCCATGCAGTGGGTCCACCCGGACGACGACGACGGCGACCTCGGCGGCTCCGAGATGAAGTACCAGCGGGTCACCCGCGATGTGTACAGATACTCAGTGCCAGCGGGCGCCGGGGGGTCCACGTTCCGCGGCTGGGGCGCCATAGGCGCGCCGGCAGGGGGGGCGACGGACTACGACGGGATCTACTGGGGCGCGTCGCTCGACGCACCCGTGGACCCCGTCTGCCTCGACGAATACCACCACCCTCGCTGGCTAAGCCGCCTGGGGACCGACCTCCTGGTAGAGGATGTCTTCGAACTCACCGACCCTATCGAGCCGGACAGGTCTGTTTACAGCCTGTTCCGCATTCGGCCGGTCGTGCTGGTGCCCCCCGTCCCCGGGCCCAGCGCGATAGACCGTCACGCTATGAGCGTGATGGCCTATACCTCCGAGCAACAGCGGGGGACACTTTTGCGCCTGCTGGAGAAGGACCAGCTAGTCACACTTGACAATGCGCACATGGTGGTAGAGGGCATCATGCGGGACCTCGCGGCTAAGGCTGTCGCGGCCCGCATGGCGCACACTCCCACGGACTCTGTGAACGTGGCAATGTCAGCCCGTCTGCAGAAAGACGCGTCTATGTCGGCGCGCCTGCCCGTCGTCACCGCGCTGTGGTTGCGGTTCGTGTCCTTGCCTTTGCGCCATCGGCTCATCCTTTCGCTCGTCCTCTTCGTGGTTGCCAACTTGTTGGTAGCCCTTTCGTGGACGAGCGTCATGTGACCCGTGGCGCGTTTGGCGGGGGCAGCGACGTGGCAGTATCCAGCCCACGTGGGGCTCTTCATTTTGGCTGCGTGCCTGGGCGTTTACGCCCTGCGCTCGCTTACCATATGAAGCGCCTCGCGGGCGTTCATTGCACCCATCCTGGCGAAGACGCCGGATGCTGCGGTTTACGCCCGCAAGGGGCTGAGGGTAACCCGGGCGAACGAGGCGCTATTAGTGGCGCCTCGGGTCGCCGGTTACTACGTTGGGCCGGTACTAAATGCCGACCCGGTTATTTGGGAACCGAAACACCCGAACAGTGTGGAACAAGCGCTATTACGTAATCTGTGCGAGCCGGCCGAACACGACGCCGAGCTCGGGAATCTGGTTCGCGCATTCAACACTGCCCTTGTCACGGAAGGCGCGGACGCACTAGGCGTCCGACCGTGCAAGGCGATAGGCCACGACGAGGCCTATTTCGTCAATGCCCAGCGTGGCAAACGATCAAAATATATCGCGTACCTGGCTGCATTATTACAGATCCTGACCGTCACAATGTTTGATTACTATGGCGGGCTGGTGCAGAAGGCCAACTTCTTCGTGAAAAAGGAGGTGATGGCACCGGGGAAAATGCCGAGGGCCATTATAGACGTGCCGAAGCACGAGGTCCTGGCGCTGCGGCCATACGATAATCTTGTGGAGGAGTTCACTAGATTGCACGCAAGCGTCAAAGGGGTGCCCGCTCAGGAGCGGGCCTCCATCCTAGAACTCGCCATTCGCGTTCTGGGACTCAATCTCTACGCTGTAGGAGTAG